ACCTATTTTTACGAAGAGGGGTTTATAGAAGACCCCTATGTCTACTCTTTTGAGGGGTTTAAACCATGACCGATAACGAATTTAAAGTATTAACCGATGAAATACAGTATGATTTTAATTTTCAAGAGGCGTTAGTCTCCAATGATCCTGAAATGATGGCCGCTGTATTTAGTGATTATGGTATTTTTTCAAGTGTACAAAATGCCAGAGAATTAATAATTAATCTAAAAAAAGGAACAAAATAATGCGTTTAATTGAAAAACTAATGTGGACTGCTATAGAAAATCAACATCGTGTATGGGAGCACGACAATACAGGGGTAGAGTATCGGGCCAATTATGATGAGTCTTTAATCTACTTACATGGGCACCATATTGCTACCTATGACCATGAAACCGAGACTGCGAGGGCCAATGTAACGACTCTGCGTAAATGGCCCACTAGAACCACTATGAGCCGTCTAAGGGCCTTGAGGGTCGATGTATGTACCCGTAAAGGTATCGTATACTTAGATGATAAGGCGGTATTTTAAGATGATAGAAACAATAGCATTACTCGCGCTTATTTTGAGCGTCCCTATTATCTGTTTTTCGGTCTGTGTTTGGGTCGTCAAAAGAACTCATAAACTAATTAAAAGGATCAAGTAAAATGGCTAAATATCAAAAGACTGTGGACATATGGACACTATCACAAGAGCAAAGGAAAGGCTTACAAGCAGGACAATGGATAACCGCAGGTAAAGACGGCAAGTATGAAACTAAGGGCATATGGTGCGGGGTGGGCAAGTCAGGTAACGATGTGGCTATATGGCTAGGGAACCTAGCAAGTCGCAAAGGAGCCGCTAGGCTTGAGCATATACGGTTTATGATGCAATATGCAAAAGGGTAGCTTATGATTATAATTAGATTTTTTACAGGGGCGTTTATCGCCCTTGTTCTAGTTTCTGTGTTTACAGATGATGCCTATATTGCATTAACTTACATGGTCTTAGGTGGCGTTATTGTAGATAAAATATTTAACAACAAAGGACAATAAAAAATGAAATTATCAGACTATAAAGAACTGCTAACAAAACACGATTGGCACTATAAGGAGAGTAACGATCCTTTACGTTTAGAGAGGGGCGAAAGGTCATTAAAACTCGTTGTTGAATATCGTAATTTCACGCCTAAACATACTGAAACTTATATAAATTATAGGATTCCAGAATAATGAAAAATCACAATCTAAATGACTATAGATCAGGTGATGTGGTCAAATTAGAATACGGTAACAACCCCTATGGTATAATAGGGTCGATAAACAGAGACACGGGGCAAGTGCTAGTTAGATTTGCTAGCGGCCCTAAAGTCTATAAATTCACAAGCTTAGAAGTGGTGGTAAAAAATGCTTAAAATTAAACAATGGATTAAGACAATAGACACTGAAGAGGTGTTTTTATTCTTAACGGGTGGAATCCTTTGGTTTGCCTTAATATCAGGGGTTTTGCTAGGGTGGTCGATATGAAGAGAAGCGTATTAAAGGACAGTGCCTTTAGACGCTTAATAAAGCCGTCTAATGAGGATTCATTTTACTGGTATATAGCAGGTCTATTAGACTCCAAAGTCTACTCCAGCACCGACTATATCGCCTTGTGCCGCTATCAAAGCATAGGGTATAAGAAACGTATGAAATTAAGACAAGTAAGGGAGTATTAAAAATGGTTATCAATAAATATGATATCACTAAGCACGTTTATCAGGCCCTAGACTTATTACATCTAAGTTATTGGCGCACACAGCGTAAGTTAAACGAAGACCCTGAAGACATGTTTTTAGCAGATGAGTTTTTACAGATCAGTCTAGCGGTTGAGAAGTCTAAAGAGTTACTCAAGCAAATAGAATTAATACAAAGCCAAAGGATAGAATAAATGCTTAAATTTGAAATAAACCAAGAGACAGGCGATTTAATTTTAACTACAGATCATGGCATGATTGTCATAGACCAGCAGGATAGGGACTTGCTACAAGACCAGTTGAGATATGCTAGACAGGATGAAAATCCACAGGATCATATCTACGAGAGAGGGTACGCTAAAAACCCCGATATAATTGAAACTAAAGAAGCCTTAAAAAGCAAGCTAGCCTTATACGAGTTATATCAGGATCAAGAATATTGGGCTAATAAATGGCAAAACCAAAACACAGCCTCAATGCGAGAGTATGTTAATTTTCATACAGCAGACAAGGCTAGGGATGCTGCTATTAAGTCGGGCTTAGATTTAGATGATTTATTATTGTTCTAAACCATTAGAGGTAAATATACTATGAAATGCAAATCATGCGACAGGCTATTACTAGATGATGAGGATATTGAATTGTGCAAAAAATGTCTAAAACAAGACGCACAATTTTATGACGATGAGGACAGTATTGATGAGGATGAAATGCTAGACGAAACTATTGAAATAGAACTATACACCGAAATTACACAGCAGGACTATTTATTAATTGATTAATCTATGCTAAACTCAAAATAGTTCCTTAGCACTTAGGCACTCTTCAGTATTAAACTTTATTATAATCCTTAAATAATTATAAAGAAGTTTCACTGAAGAGCAGCTAGGGCCTGTTGATAAATCATAGGTATTAAAACCTATAAACGTAATCTAAAAAAGAGTAATTAATTATGAGTCTATCAGTAACCGAAGGTTATATCGCATTTAGTCATGTCTTAACAGAAGACCAATATCAGGGTCAGGACGTAGGATATAACATAACATTATGTATGGATAAAGAAGAGGCCGCTAAGTTATCGGCTTTAGACGTTATCATTAAAGACTATCAAGGTGTAGCACAACGAAAGTTTAAGTCTGGCTATAGTATTGATATTTTAGACGATAACGGTCAGGCTATGTCTATGACTGAAGAGTTGCCTAGAGGTACTAAAGTAAGGGTACAGTGGAAACACGGTAATATTCACCCTCAACATGGTTTAGCGACTTATGCTAACCGAGTCAAAGTATTAGAGATGGGTACAGGTGATATTCCATTAGACTTTGAGAATGCTGAAGAAACTACAGACTTTTAGCATTATATAATTCTCCTAAAACATCCTGAACAAGATGTAAAACTGTTCTTTTTTGTCTCTAAAGGAAAGTGAAAATGCAAACAATTATAACGACTAAGGAACAAATAAAACAGGCACAAGATATGTCTGAAGAGATGGGTATATTAAAGAACTCTATAACGCGAGGGAAGGGTAATGTAATCGGTTTTCTAGGAGAGGTGGTACTGTCACACCACTTAGGCTGGAAACAGGCTAATACCTACGATTACGACCTCATAATGCAAGACGGATCTACAGTGGATGTTAAGTCTAAACAATGCAGGTCTATTCCACAGCCTCATTATGAATGCTCAGTAAACGCAATCAATACAAAACAGAATTGTGACTATTACGCATTCACCCGTATTAAGAGTGACTTGTCAGTTTTATACTTTGCAGGAATTATACCTAAAGAGTTATATTACACATTGGCAGTTAAGAAATTTAAAGATGATGTAGACCCATCAAACGGGTTTATGTTTAGAAGTGACTGCTATAACTTAGCATTGTCAGAACTAGATGATTTAAAGGAGTAAGTAATTATGAGTAGTAAATATACGTTTGATTTAGAAGTTGAGTCATGGGAACTAAGGGTTGATGTTACTGTAAGCGGTGGCTCTATTCCAGCTAGTATGGAAGAACCAGCCGAGTGCCCTGAAGTAGAGTGGAGTATAGATAAAGTATTGAGCATAGGGTCGTTTGATGATATTGATGATGATGATATTCTCACAGCAGTATGTAATGAACTAGATGAATTAATAAAGGAGTAACGTATGTTTTTAGGTATAATTTTAATGAGTGCTATGTTTACAGTAGATCACCCTGAGTTTGTCAGTGCTGTTAAGGCTGACTTTAAAGCAGGGAAGTCATGGGCTTATGTAGGCGCACAGCCACCTCCAGAAGACGGTGTAGCTATCCCAATATCGAGCCTAACGACAGGTGAAGACATTGTATTATTTGTAACTAAATAGAGGATAATAAAATGAATATATATGATTTAAGAGATGTGACAGTAGACGGTATTTGCATGAATGATTATCCAGATTTTGTAGATGCTTATATTTCAGAAGCCATAGATGCTAACGGAAATCCCTTATCAGATGATCAATTAGAAAAGTTAACTAACGAAAACTCTGAGTTTGTTCAGCAATTGGCCCATGAAGAAATCATGGGGAGAGTATAAATGAAACGGTTATTGATATTACTTATGGTAGTCTATATAGCTGGCTGTGGCACACCACCTCAGAACGATTACAAGCAAGTATGGTGTGATGAGTTGTATACTCACAGCGAAGCTACATGGGGCCCTGAAGAGGTACAGGCAGCAGCCTTGTGTGCCAAAGAGAATATGCTATGAAGACAATCAAAGATGATCCCGTAGAGGATGCTAGGATTAAGTATGAGAAAGCCTACAGGAAAAGCACTATCGAACCTAAAGAGATGGACGCTGACCTAAACCTATTATATGAAGATTATATGAACAAAGTATTGGAGCAATTAGATTATGAGCTTAATATTCAAACCAAAGATTCCTGCAAGTTTCAGAACTGAAGAAATAAAACCAAAAGAAGATAATAAAAGATACAGGGGCCCTCAAGTGTACTGGAAGTCTTCTGAATTAGACAAGCTAGTAGAACTGCGAGTCTTAGGAGTTTCTTACTTAAACTGCGCCACGTTATTACATAGAGGCCAGAGTGCTATCGTTTCAGCTATCGCATACAATGATTTGTACGGTAAAATTGATAGTCAAAGAAAAGAAAAAATAAACCAGATAATGAGACTTCCATAACATGACTGAATTAATGATTAAGACACTGAAAAATAAATCACTAAAGGAAAAGATTGCAGCGTCTAAAGCCCGTACTAAGATTGAAACAGAAATTTCAAACTATGAAGAGGGTGTTAAAAGAGGCGGTCAGTTTGTAGCATACAATGAGGATATGATAGCTAAGTTAAAGCTTAGGTTGGAGGATCTATGAATCTAACAGATCAGCAGATTGAAGAGTTGGTAATATCTGAGTTAAAGAATTACTATAACGTCCTAGACTATGCAGTAGAGGACGAAGGGTGGTATTCGACCACTAGGCAAAGGGATAACGACAGAGTTACCCTAGCAGCAATCATTAACTTATTGACACATTACCTAACAAAAAAGGATCACGATAAATGGCTATCAACTATTCGGCTGGTAACGCAGAAGTAGACAGTAGAGGCCCTTGCTCTAAGTGTGGGTCTAAAGATAATTTAGTTAAGTATAAAGATGGGCACTCTACCTGCTATTCCGTAGGCTGTGGTCACTTTATTAAATCAGGTGAATCAATGCACAATCAATCGACAGTAGTTCCTACACCTCCTCGTAAAGAGGTAAATAAAGAGGATCTAATCAAGGGCACTAAGGGCTCTATACCAGACCGTAGATTATCCCAAGATATTCTAGACAAGTTTGGCGTTACAATAGAGTATGACGCTAAAGGAGATATCACTAAACACCACTACCCGTACTACAACAGCGACAATAAGATTGT